CCCGGACGACACAGCACTTGAGCTTGAGCAGGATCCGACAGTGCGAATGGCGCTGGAGGTCAGCATCAGGATCAAGGCGCGCGAGCACCGCATCACCAAAGATGACGTCCTTGGCTTCATGCTCGACGCTCTGCGCAACTCGGCGACAGCGACCGAACAGCTGAACGCGGCCAAAGAGATCGCGCGGCTGGAGGGCTTCTACGAGCCCCAGAAGATCGACATCCAGAAGACCGTCACGCTGAAGCAGGAGCAAATCAAGAGCCTCTCTGACGAGGATCTGCTGCGCCTGTCGAAAGATGCGATCGACGGTGACTACGAGCTTCTCGACTTCCAGCCAGAGCCCGCGCATGCCGCGCCTTGATAAAGAGCTGGACGTCATCATTGAAGACCCGAACTGTCTGACATGTGGCAAGCCGGCCTACCCCGGCGCCTCGTACTGCGTCTCGTGCGCCATGCCCACTGACATGACGCCCCACCTCACGGACTCACCGGAAGCCCGCGCCGTCGCCGAACTGGCGGCCCGCGAGCTGTGCCGACGCAGGCTGCTGCCGTTCATCCAGCGGATGAAGCCGGACTACCTGGCGGGGTGGTTCCACAAAGACCTCGCTGCGCGGCTTGAGAGGTTCTCCAGGCGTGTCGAGGCGAAAGAGTCACCTTGCCTCATCCTCAACACTCCGCCGCGCCACGGCAAGACTGAGCAAGCCTCGAAGGGTTTGGTGGCATGGCACTTAGGTCGATGCCCGGGCCACCAGATCATCGCGGCCACCCACTCGGACAAGCTCGCGATCGACAACAGCCGCGACGTGCTGGACTACGTCAACGACGAGTACTACCGCACGCTGTTCCCCGGCACTGAGCTGAAGAGCGACAACAAGGGCGCGTCGGGCTGGCGCACGACCAAAGGCGGCAGCTACAAGCCGCTCGGTGTGGGCGCTGGTATCGCGGGCTACGGCTCGCACATCCTCATCATCGACGACCCGCACCGCGACAAGGACGCCTACTCCGAGGCGGTGCGCGACAACATCTGGCGCTGGTACAAGTCCTCGGCCCGCACCCGTCTGATGCCCGGCGGCGGGCAGCTGGTCATCCAGACCAGGTGGGTACTCGACGACCTGACCGGCCGACTGATCGAGGAGGAGGGGCGCGTCGAGGACGGCGGCAAGTGGGAGGTGGTGTGCTACCCGGCGATCGCCGAGGAGGACGAGTGGCGCACGCCGACTGGCCGCATCGTGCATCTGCCATCCAAAGAGGCGACGCTCCTGCGCCGTAAGGGCGAGGCCCTGCACCCGCAGCGCTACAACGTGGAGGCGCTCAACGAGCACCGGAAGGATGCCGTGGTGTGGGCGGCGCTCTACCAGCAGAACCCGACGGCCGGTGAGGCCGCGGTGTTCAAGATGGACGAGATCAAGGTCTGCTCGACCCGCGACATCCCCAAGAAGCTCAGCCACTACACCGCTGCGGACTTCGCGCTCAGTACTGCGCAGCGCGGCGACTTCTGCGTGCTCATGCACGCGGGCGTGGACGAGAAGGACAACCTGTGGATCGTCGACGTCGAGCGCGGCAAGTGGGACGCCTACGAGATCTGCGAGCGGCTCATCGAGTCGTGGCTGCGGTTCCACCAGGACGTGATCGGCATTGAGAAGAACCACATGGAGATGGCCATCGCGCCGTTCCTCGACAAGCTGGTGGCCGAGCGCGGGCTGGTCGGTTTCGGCTATGAGGCGCTGGAGCACGGCAACAAGGACAAGCTGACCCGCGCCCGGCCCATCCAGGCGCGCATGCGGCAGGGCAAGGTGTTCATCCCCAACGACGCGCCGTGGTCCGACATCCTGTTCAAGGAGCTGATGGAGTTCCCGGTCGGGCGGCACGACGACACGGTCGATGCGCTCGCGTGGCTCGGCCAGATGCTCGACACCATGCTGCCAGCGGTTGCGGAACGGCGGGCGAACCACACCCCATCGTGGCAGCAGAAGCTCAAGGCCAAGCAGGTTCGCGGGTGGAAAACTTCGTGATCGCAGCAATAGCAGCCCCACCAACAGCTCCGCTACGCTGGAAGTAATATGGCCGATTCTACTGACGACCTCGTCGCTACCAGGCTCGCCGAAGAGAACTATTCCGAGTTCCTTCGGTGCTATGACACGCGCCATCGCGACTATGTCGACGAAGCGACCATGTTCGACAACTACTACCACAGCAAGCAGTGGACCGACCAGGAGCTGGCCAACCTCGGCGACAAGCCAGCGCTGACGATCAACATCTCGAAGAAGACGATCAACGCGATCTACGGGCACTACTCGGATACCCGCGTTGACTTCCAGTTCAAGCCGTCCAAGGATGCCACGTTCGAGCAGGCGAAAGTGCTCACCGGCGTGGTCGACCATCTGCTTGAGCGCAACATGTACCAGATGCGCGAGTCCTTCATGGTGCTCGACGGTCTGATCAAGGACCGCGGCTTCCTTGAGGTGCTGGTCGACTTCAACACGAATCTCCTCGGTGACATCGAGGTTCGGCACCGCGATCCTCGCGACATCGTGCTCGACCCCGAGGCCAAGGAGTACGACCCGGATACGTGGTCGCAGATCTTCGACATCGGCTGGTACTCCATCAACCAGATCGAGATGCTGTACGGCAAGAAGAAAGCCGACAGCGTGCAGTTCTACGCCGACTCCCGCCAGGGCATGGGCTCCGAGTCCATCCGCTTCGGCGCGAAGAGCGACAGCGAGGGCCCGGCCAGCGGCTACGCTGCACCGTCCGAGCCCGACTCCCGTCGCGTGCGCGCGGTCCGGGTGATCAAGCGGCAGTACCGCAAGCTCGCGAAGGTCAAGCAGTTCGTGGACCCGTACACGCTCGACGTGTCCGACATCCCGGATGGCTGGGACAAGGCGCGCATCGACCAGATCTCTCAGCAGTACGAGCTGATGGTCCGCGAGGTGCACAAGGAGCGCATTCGCTGGACGGTGACCGCCGATCGCGTGCTGCTCTTCGACGGCTGGTCGCCGTACAACCGGTTCACGATCGTGCCGTTCTTCCCATATTTCACCAGCGGGCGCCCGTCTGGCGTCATGCGCGATCTGATCTCGCCGCAGGACCAGCTCAACAAGGCTGAGTCGCAAGAGCTGCACATCATCAACACGACGGCCAACAGCGGGTTCATGGTCGAGGCGGGCTCGCTCGTCAACATGACGCCGGACGAGCTGGAGGAGAACGGAGCCAAGACCGGCCTCGTCGTGGTGTACGGCAAGGGGCGCCCAGCACCCACCAAGATCCAGCCGAACCAGATCCCGACCGGCATCGACCGGGTGGGGATGAAGGCGGCGCAGCACCTCATCGACATCCCCGGCGCGGCTACGCTGGTGGGGCAGGCGCCGTCGCCTGAACTGTCGGGCGTCGTGCTGGAGCAGGCGCAGACCCGCGCGCTGATGGGGCTCTCACCCATCATAGACAACCTGACATGGACGCGACACTTCCTCGCTCTCAACCTGATCGACTGCGTTCAGACGTTCTACACCGAGTACCGCATGCTGCGCGTCACCGACTGGCGCGATCCGGAACAGCCGCAGTACGAGATGGAGATCAACAGCGACGTCCTGAACAACGTCACGCTCGGCAAGTACGACGTGGTCGTGAGTACCGCACCCGCGCGTGATACCGCGCAGGACGCGCAGTTCGCTCAGGCGTTCCAGATGCGTGAAGCAGGGATCCTCATCCCCGACTACCACGTCATCCTGTCGTCCAACCTGCACAACAAGCGCCAGATCGCCGAGGAGACCAAGCAACTGCAGGGCCTCTCCGAGCCGTCGCCCGAGCAGCAGCAGCTCATGCAGATGCAGGAGCAGCTCCAGCTGCAGGCACTGCAGGCCGAGGTCGAGAAGCTCATGGCGTCGGTCGAGGACATCTCCGCCGCGGCCGAACTCAAGCGCGCGCAGGCCGGCACCGCGGTTGCCGCGGAACAGCGCGCCGCCGTCGAGACGCAGTTCGACCAGGCCATGCAGACGCAGCAGTACAAGGC